CAAGGATGATAAGAATCAAGGTCAGCGCACTGATCTTGACTTTGCAAAAGATCTTGTTGCAGAAGGTGCCGTTACAGATTACAAATCGGCCTGGGCCACACGTGGGTTGTCTTGCCAGGCCTCTGCTCTTCTACTGGCCCATCTGGCCCGAACCGAGCCTCCTTCACGTGGACAAACAGTAGTTTTTTGGTTACATGGAGCGACTGGGTCTGACAAGTCTCGATTGTCTAAGTGGGCTAAGCAGCAATTCGCCGATATCCTCGGATGGAGTACATACTCTTGTGGCACGACGTCGAAATGGTTCGACGGGTATGATGATGACGAGGTCGCGATCATCGACGATCACAGAGCCACCCATTGGGAATTCTCTCTCCTCCTCCGCCTACTCGACAGATACCCCATCATGGTCGAAGTTAAAGGAGGAAGAGTTTGGTGGAGACCTAAAGTCATCATCATCACCAGCCCTGTGCCACATACACAGAGCTACGAGTCCCTCCCTCGCTTCGATGGAGACGTCTCCCAACTCACCAGAAGAATTACTGGCGACCGTGACTCGGGAGAACCTTTGGGCGGGGAGTACCATTTTTCCGCCGGGGCTTGGGGCGATGGCGATGCCCTCAACGCCAAGCAACAGTTCAGACTTGCTATCGACAGAGTCTGTGTGGATTCCCTCCCAGAGATTCCTATCCCGGTACCACCTATGGAAGACGGGGACGCCCCTGGATCCCCTGGACCTCGAGGAGATCCAGGACCTCTGCCTGTGGACGGAGGAGGAGGCGATGTGCCCAGTGCCGCCAACGCCGCGCAAGAAGCGCCGGCTATCCATTGCAACAACTCCTGGGATGACGCAGGATGGGATGCAGGATTTGGAGACGAATATGATTTTGTAGATCGTTCATAATACATGGCCTGGCCTGTAATCGTATATGATACAACATAACTTAATGGCCAGATACAAGAGATCATATGGATTGCGCAGATCTGCTCGCCGCTCTGGGCGTTCTTCTAAATGGGCTAACATGCTCATACGCGACGGTAATGGTGGTCGTGGTCTACTTGGGGATTTCAATCTTCCAGCTGGTACCCGAAGAGAAATGTTCGGTCCCAGCTTTCGTCAACGTCTCCTCAACCCCAACGAAGCTGCTCCAACAGCCCGACAGATAATGACCCGCCGTGCATTCCGATACAAAGGCGATGGTGACTATGGTTCCACAGGGCACCAGATCGGTCTATTCAACTTTGGTAGCGGTGCAGGCCACTTCAGCGGGAACAAGCTTACAGGGCTGGGTGATTATGGCGGAGAAGCAGGTGGTAACCAAATCATGGAAGGCTCCATTACCAAACCGTTATCTGTGAACATGCCAACAAACGATCTCAGTGGAGATGTTTACTTTGCACACAGAGAATTCGTAGGCAACGTTTATGCAACCGCCACCAACTCTACTGGAGTGGCTATCACAACTCCCAGTATTTTCACAGTTTCAACATTCCCTGTGAATGCCGCATTAGAGGCTACCTTCCCATGGTTATCTCAGGTCGCGGCAAACTTTACAATGTATCAACTCATGGGTTGCATCTTCGAATACAGACCCACAAGTGGAGAATTCTCGAGCACGGGAGCTGCATTGGGAAAGGTTATCATGGCAACACAATACGACCCCGATGCGCCTGCTTTCCCTAGTTCAGTAGTTATGGAAAACTACGACTACGCCAACGCTTGTAAACCAAGCGAACGCATGCTACATGGCATTGAAACCAAGTCATCACAAACAGCTACGCAAATGTTGTACACTCGTACTGGAACGAGTGTCAAATCTAAAGTCTTCACCGATTACGGAAACTTCCAAATCGCAACAGAAGGTGTCCCCATTACCGTCGCCGCCAATTCAACGGCGACAGCAATCCTTGGGGAGTTGTGGGTGAGCTACAAGGTCAAGCTCTCACGTGCTCAGTTGTTCGCATCACTGGTTGGTAACAACATCAGCAGTGATACATTCGTCGCCAGAGGGGGTACAACTGCCCTCTGGTTAGGAGGGACATCAACCCAATCTCCAGCTCCTTCTTTCAACTCTGGCAACTGGACAATTGGACGAACCACTGCAACCAATGTCAATCTCACGGCGGACGTCTCACTATCCACGGGTCTCTTCAAGATTACCTATTTCAGAAACCGCAGTGTCAACACCAACGCTTCCACACTCGCGTTCACAGCAACAGCTAACTGCCGCCTGATTCTGCAACCTTCGGCGATAGCTACAACGGGAGTTGCAACAACAGCTACTACACTAGGAGCCGAATCAACTGCTGTTGGAAATCAAGCAATCCTCGTCGAAGCATACGTCCTCATTATCGCTCCGGCTGCTGCGCGAGCATTTGTCAACCTCGACGTTGCATCCGGTACTCTGGACCAGACTTACTTCACGAAAATGGAAGTAACTCAAGTCCCGATGAGTATGCTAGACGCTACTCAAACTACACTACTCGCTTAACGCACTGTCCAAGCCTCCGGCGGCCGCTGCGCGGAGCCTCCTACCCGGAGAGGGCACCCTGGCGGGCGGGCGTCGAAACTGTAATACCATACTATAATATATTACACCATGGTGCCACTACCACCTCCCGAGTCACGGTCCGGGGGTGGAAATGTAAATCCTTTCGCTCGGCTTCTTGCCTCGTCATCACCTTCGGGACCTCTAGGTCTTTTTCCACCGACACTTACAAAACTGTCAAGGTTCCCGTGATGTGTTGCCAATTCTGCAACAGCTTCTTCTACAGCAACAACATTGTACATCCCAGTGGATTCCAGGTCTCTCCTTAACGCATCAGCCCTCGTCACGCTCGCAACAGCTTCCGCATGTGCTACAATAAGAGCTTCTTCGATCTCTTTGTTTTCAGCATACCTCCTTCGGTAAAAGGACGCATGGCCTGCTTGCATCTCCAACCTCGTCACTGCACGTTCAAGCTCAGACAAACGCACCCTCATCTCCGCGTTCCTTTCTCTAAGCAAAGCAGTAGCGCGCCTCTCGGCTGCACCCTCAGCTCGAAGCCGTTCGGCTATAGCGGGCCTAGGCGTTACCGGGGTGTCTCGCCTTAAACTTGACCCGACATAACTATTCCCATACGAAGGCCGACGGCTACTACGCCCTCTCCTGTTCATGTTAAATGTGGCCTGTCCGTAATTTTATCAATAGGCCAGGCCAATAAGTCCTGAGGTAATACTAGAGAAATGGCCTGATAGTCTATCTCTCTTACTTAGGACTTATTACACAAACGTTTGGCAAATGTTTGGTTGCTTCCCAAGATACGGCAGCAGCTTCGCCCGCTGCCATATCTCAGGAGTCAACGGCTTTTATTTGTTAGCTCCGCCTCTTGCCGCCGAACATCGGAATACAAGGTTCTGGCTGGGGGGAGACCCCAGACCAGAACCATTGTATTCTGCGGGCAAGCCCGTAGTTCGATCGGTTACATCTCACGTCTGGTAAGGTCCGGGATTACAGAATACAGGATCACCATCATTCTGTTAGGGTTGCGACTAAGACCCAACAAGAGTGTTGGTATTGTCAATTGTGTTCCTCTGACAGAAACAAACTTCCAACACAACCGAACATGCCTAAAGCTGTAACTGCCAACACCAAGTCTAACCGCTGGATCTGTACCGTGTATGGACACGAACCCTATGGTACCCCATGGTGCTGGCTCCAACCAATGTGTGCTCGTTTTAACATTACTTTCTATGTTTTTGGTGAGGAGATCTGCCCCGACACAGGTAGACCTCATCTCCAGGGCTACATTGAATTCGGTAATGGATCCGAGATCAACGACCGCAAGAAGCGAAGCACCATGTCTGGCCTCCTCAAAGCATCAGGATGCAAGAACAAAGAGAAGATCAAGTGGTGGAATACCATTCACTGGGAGATACCTTCCGGTTCGCCACAGGACCAGGTGCTCTACTGTTCTAAAACACGTCCAGAGCGCACCAAGAATGGTGTCACATACCCCGCCGACATACCCAACGCAGTGGTCCACACATGGGGTGCCATCATGCCAGAAGCCAATGTCATTGGCTCCCGCGCACGCAAGGATG